AAACAATATGACCGTGGTACACAGATCACACCACAAGATTTGGATGATGAGGATTTCTCATTGACCATTGACAAAGCTAACTACTTTGCGTTCAAAGTGGACGACATTGAGGAAGCTCATAGTCACGTCAATTTCCAAAGTCTTGCTTCTGATCGTGCGGCATATCGTTTGGCAGACCAAATGGACCAAGAAGTTCTTGGATACCTATCTGGTTTTGCACAAGCTGCGCTTCATGCAAATGCAAGCACAGTAAATACATCTGTAAACGGCACAAAGGCCGTAGCTACAGCTTCTGACGGTGCTAACCTAGTTGGTGCAGAACTATTGACATCTATGTCACTAGACGCATCTGACTTCACAAACACATCAGGTACTGCAGGTACAGCTAACCAATCTATTGGTATTGAGCCTCGTGCAGGTGGTGCTACTGCTGCGAAATCTGCAACTGCAGGTAACGCATTCCCGTTGCAAATTCTTGCACGTATGTCTCGTTTGATGGACCAACAGAATGTTGATACACAAGGTCGTTGGATCGTTGTGGACCCAGTATTCATGGAAGTCTTGAAAGATGAAGACTCACGTCTATTGAACGCCGACTTCGGTGGTTCAGGACTACAGAACGGGTTGTCAGTGTCAAACCTACACGGTTTCCGTGTTTACACTTCAAACAACCTACCTTCACTAGGTACAGGTTCATCAACTGTTGGTGGCTCAAACGCTTCTAACTTTGGTGTTATCGTAGCAGGTCATGATTCAGCCGTTGCAACTGCAGAGCAGATCAACAAAACTGAAACATATCGTGACCCTGACTCATTTGCAGATATTGTTCGTGGTATGCACCTATACGGTCGCAAGATTCTTCGTCCTGAAGCAATCGTTACTGCAGCATATAACTTGGCGTAAGGAGACTGAACAATGGTAGCTTATACAGCAGCAGACCTTCCTGCACAAGGCAATTCACAACGTGGTCGTGGAGTGTACGTAGTAGAACGTGAGCTAGATATTGCGGCTCAAATTTCTACAAACGGTGCTGACTACGCAGCAAACGATACCGAAACAATGATCAACATTCCAAAAGGAACAGTTGTTCTTTCAGCAGGTATTGAAATCCTAACAGCAGGTACTGCAACAGCAGCAACTGTTGATCTGGGTATTGCGTCAGTAGCAGATAAGTATGTTGATGGACTTGATATTACAGGTGCAGCAGGTACTTATGGTGCAACTCCTGCAGCAGAAGCGGCACAAGTTTTTGTAGCAACAGCAGATGATACACTTGATCTGAAGTTTGCAACAGAAGATGCTCTTACTGCAGGTAAACTACGTGTTTGGGCAGTGATGATGGACGTAACAGCAGTTGGCAATATGCATGCTGCAGAAGTCGTTCGTGACACACTTGCATAATTAAAATACTCTGAGGGGCTGTTATTCAATGGCCCCTCTAAGCTTATCTAACGGAAGGACTCCAAAAAATGGCTATCACAACAGCAATGTGTACGAGCTTTAAATCAGAACTTTTGGGTGGTACTCATGATTTGGATACCCATAATATTTATTTGGCTCTGATTAAAGCTTCCCCTACAGGCACATATGACGCAACTACTACTAACTACTCTGATGTAACAGGTAACTCTGATGAAGCTACAGGTACAGGTTACACAGCAGGTGGACAACAACTTGACAATGTTACTATCTCTACAGATGGTACAACTGCTATTATTGATATTGATGACGAAGTGTTTACATCATCTACTATCTCAGCAGATGGTTGTATTCTTTATAATGCATCCGCATCAAACAAAGCAATTGCAGTAATTGACTTTGGTGGAACTAAAACGTCTACTAACGGTGACTACACAATCCAGTTCCCAACTGCAGACGCATCAAACGCTATCATTCGTATCGCTTAATAGGAGCATAGACTATGGCTCTAGTAATTAAAGACAGAGTAAAACAAACAACTACCACTACAGGTACGGGTACGCTTACCCTGAATGGTACAGTAGATGGCTTCCAGACTTTTGCTGCTGCTTTGTCTGATGGCGACACTACTTACTATGCCCTACTAGAGCCTAGCACTAATGAATGGGAAGTCGGGCTAGGTACATGGACAGAAGGTTCATCACTCCTAGCTCGTACTACCATACTAGCA